TAAACCAGCACCAAATGCGCTATACCAACTAGTTTTGCTGTCGGCTTCAGCTGAGTTAAATGGAATTAATTCCGCCATTTGTTATCCTAACTGCTAAATTCTGATGTGCCAAAATTTTCAGGAGCACTTTTCTGTAATTCTTTTAATTTTTTTTGTTGTTCTTCACTTAAATATTGAAAACTTTTAGAAGTTTCTTTAATTGTTTCAGTACCCCCTGGAGTTGTTTCAGTCACTTCTGTTATTTGTTCTTTTCCTCCAGCTAAATCAACCGGTGTTAAACCTTGTTCAGTTAATAAATATGCTTTACCATCATTAACGTTGTAGTATATTTTTTGTGCACCACCTGATTTAATTTTACTTTTCATAACTTTATTTATTCTTTTCTCATCATTAACGTCGACATCAATGTGACCACCAACTTTACTTTCTCCAAAATTTTCAGCTATTTTATTTCTAATGTCAAATTCAAATGTAGCTCTTCTATTTCCTTTGGTAAAATCATTATCATATTCTTCAGCAAAACCTGGAGTGTATTCTTGTATTTTTTCAGTTGTTGTTTTTTGTTCTAATAAATCTGCTTCTTTTAATAATTTAGATCTTGTTTCATAATCTGCTTGAGATTTTTTTTGTTGTAATTCTAAATCTTGTAAGTATTTAGCATCAGCTCTTTCTTTAGCAGCTAAAATTTCTGCTTGTGATAACTCTCTATTTAATTCAGCTTGTTTATCAGCTAATTCTGTTTTAAATAATCTATCTCTTTCAGAAGCTTCTAATTCACTTCTTTGTTTCATAGCGGCCCCGGTAGCCTGAGTTCGGATGCTTCTCAAGAAATCATCTTCTTTTTGTTTAGCTGCTATCATAGATTCAACTGGTTTTTCAGCTGCTGCAATTAAATTAGCAAATGTTCCACCACCAGTTTGTTTAGCTGCTGCTGGTCCATACTGTAATAAAAATTGTGTTAAAGGATCGTAACCTCCTCTGTCTCCAGCTGCTTCTAATAATAAATCTATGTTTTCTTTTGTCATAGTTTTTAAATCAGGTAGATTCATTTGTGGAGAAGATCCAGTGGGTTTTGCCATATATGGAAACTGATCAGTTTCACCTATAAAAGGATCAGGTGTTCCTGTTTGATATTGTTCTCTATCAACAATACCAGTCATGATACCTTCGTTGACTTGACCACCTTTTCTAAACATAGGTCTTTTAAATACTTTGCTCATATTAAGTACCTGGAAATGCTCTAAATAATCCAGCCAATGTAGCACCTGCGCTAATTCCAGTTTGAAGCGCGCTTGGTGATGGAGATACTTGTTGCATACTTGAAGCTGGGTATCCAGCGATTAAACTTGCAACACCTGCACCATATTGTTGTGCAGCTGTTAATGGTTGCATCATTTGTTGTTGTGCTAATTGTTGTTGAGCAGATAATTCAGCTTGTCTTTGAGACTGACTCATTCCACCTAAAGTACTTAAACCTGCAATTTGTGAACTAGCTAAAGCTGGAGCTTGCTGTGCTAATTGAACATTTCTTGCATAATCTTGTTGTGCTAATTGTTGTGCTTGACCAAATCCTTGTTGTAATAATTGTGCTTGTAATGCTGCTCTGTTTCTATCAGATGCTGTTTGATATTCTGCTTGTGCAACACCTTCTCTTGCTCCACCAAATGCACCAGATTGAATTGCTTGTTGTGAAATAGCACCTAAACCTTTTTGTGCTTGAATATCATAACCTTCTAAAGTTGTGTCTATAATATCTTTTTGATAAGGAGACATGTAAGCTTGATAAGCTGTTGGACCTCTTAACGCTGATGCTTGTTGTAAATAAGGTTCATAAGCACCAAGTCCACCTGCTTGACCGATTGCTTGTTGTTGTAACGGATCTAGACCTGCAATAAATTGTGGTCCTAATGTTTTAGATAAGTCAGCACCTTTATAAGCACCTATTCCTTGTTGTAAATCTGTTAAATAAGTTTTACCTGCGGCTTCTATAAACTCAGCAGGTTTAGTTACTTGTGTGACTACTTCAGCCATTATACTCTCCCACCTTTTTCTAATTTTTTCATCATATCGTACATACGTTGTGCTCCTTTATTAACGTTACCGTCACCCATTCCTCTTACAGCATCTGCTGTGAATACAAATTCATTATTGGCTAACATCGCAGGGATGTCATCTGCCTTTTCTTTTACACCAACTGGAGGAATAAATCCACCACTATCTCTAAGGTCTAATTCTGTAACTCCTGCAGGGTTTTGATTTAATGGTAATCCTTCTATACCTGCTGCTTGAATAGCATTTTGTTCTGGTTTATTTCCAAAAGCATATCCTATTCTACCACCCATAGCTTCTTTATCTCTAGTCTCTTCCATATATTTTTTAACAGCTGAACCAAAATCATATCCATCATCCATTAATTCTTCTACTCTTTTTACCATTTCAGATTTATCATCAGAGCCATTACTAAATTTAACTCTACCACCTAAAGCATATCCACCTTGAGCTGAAGTATATTCAGCAACACCTTCTTCTACTAATGCAGGAATCTCATCTTCTTTATATCCTAAATTTCTATAACCTTTATCTAAATAACTTCTTAATGCTCCTACATTTCTTGTAGCTGCAACTGCTTCTTCATCACCTTCTTCAGCTTTAGATAGAAGTCCACCTAATAAAGTACCACCAGCCATAACACCTAAAGTTTTACCAAATGTTTTTTCTCCTTTTAAAAAATTTTTAGCTGTATCTAATATTCCACCACCTGTTATATTTTTTAAAAAACCTGCACCTTTTGCTCCACTAAACATTCCTCCTGCACCAAAAGGACCTAATCCTCCTGCATACATACCTAGTCCACCCAATAACGCAGCTTTACCAAAAGGAGATTTAGCTATTTTTTTAACAGCGCCTGTAACACCTTTTACAGCTTTTTTTACAAAGCTTCCTAATCCGTATTGTTGTCTTGGTTGTTGCATTCTTGATATTGGCATTATTCTGATGCTGCTCCTAATGGTGGCATTGCTGCTACTTTAATTTTTAATGATCTAGTTATTTCTTCTCTAATAGTTGGAGTTGTTGAATCTGTAATATCATTTTCTGCTTCTTGATCTGAATTATATTCTTGATTAGTTCTAGTGTTTCTTAACACTACTTCAGTTTCACATTTTACAACAGGTACTTTTTTACCATTTATGATTGTGTAATTTACTTCTGCTTCTTCTTTGAACGCCATAGGTCTCCTTAATCTCGGTTTATTTCGAGTATAGATATTATACCACTTATACCAGATGTTACAGAACTTTCAATCTTTAGTACATCATTTTCTTCAAGTACAACAGGCCCTTTTGCTACATTACAAATGGTTGGTCCGGTTATATCTGCATAAGCTATTTGATAATCTGTGGTCGCTGAACTGTCTGTAACAGACGCTTTTGCTACCTTATTACCCGACTCATTAGTTAGTTGTATATTCTGAATAATCGCTCTAGCATTTGATGGCACTGTATAAACAGTTTCAGCTGCTGTAGTTGTAGGATCGTAGAATGCGTTTTTATAAATATTAGCCATTAATTATCCACTAAAATTAAATCAAAAGATCCGCCAATACTAACTTGACCTGAATTTGCATTTTTACCTCTTAGTTCAATATCTGTTTTTTCAGGTATAACTAAAGGTGCTGTAAAATCAACTACAACATTATTTCTATATACTTCTACTAATTGTTTGACTTTAAATAAACTTCCTAATTCTCTAGTAAAAAATCCTACAAATGCTTCTTTATTATCTTTAGCTGATGTAATTTGAATTCTAGTCAAGTATGCAGTTTTACCAGCAGGAATTGTATAATTTGCTTGTAAGGATTGATTATCATAATCTGCTTCCATTCTTGATAGTTCATTACCTCCAACGTCTGCCGTAATAGTACCTTCCATTGATCCAGAAGACCCTGCTGTCATAACTTCCATTCTATTTAATCTTAAAAAAGTATTTGAAGAAGTTACTCCAGTTGTACCATTCATAGTAATTGTTTCTTCTTGAAAATTGTAATCACCATCTAATCCTTGTATTATTACTGTTCTTGCACCTGTACCCGCTGATGTATCATTTGCATCATCAGATACAACTGTTGCAGTTCCAGCACTTGAGGGATAAGTAAAATTAGTTGAAGATACAGCAATTACTTCCCAAGAAGTCGGAACATTTTCATTATATCCAAATTTATTAATAGAAGAATAACCTGATACTTGTCCTTGTTGTACTGCTAAATAAAAAGGGACATCACTTACAGTGCTTCCTCCTGTTATTGGATTTATGTTATTACAAGACATTAGTTTTTACCTGTAAACCAAGAGTATCTCTCAGTCTCTTGTTTTAATTCATCTAAAAAAGTTGAATTGAGTTGTTCTGTTATTAGAGCAATAGCTCTGTTAATTTGTTTTTGGTTAGAAACATCATATTCTTCTTTTGGTTCAGGAATTCTAATTACTATCTTTGCCATTATCTTCTACCATCAGGTTGTACATCAATTCTTAAAGTTCCAAAACGCCATGACTCACTAACATCAGTGTTTTCAATTTTAATATTAACAAATCTACCTCTAGCCCTAGTATCTTTTTTATCAGTATTTGCATTAATTGTAAAGGGGCTTAAAGTAGTAGTTGTTTCTGATTGTTGAGGATAACGTTTTACAGCAAGTGTCACTGTTGCATTACCTTGTAAATCTTTAAAATCAGGTACAAATCTTCTCATAGCTAAAAATACATCTCCTGAAATAGAGGGTCCTGAAGCTTTTCCATCTGGTCCTTGTTGTCTTGCTTGTAAATCAAAATCAAATGATTTTATAAATGAGGTAACAGTTGTTGTACTACCATCAGGATTTACTTGGTCCGTTCCTACTTCATGTTCAAATAAAGTAGTTTGACCTAATCCATCTTCACCTATAATCACAGGAAAAGTACCAGAAGCTGAATCATTAAATTTAGTAGCTGATGGTTTAGGATATACACTTGCATCAATCCAAGATGTTCTTGCTTCTGTTCCTATATACCAAACACCACCTTTCATAGTTTCTCCATAATTAAATACAACGTATTGATCATTATAATCGGATCCTTGTGATGGATAATACCAAACAACTTCTGTATATAAATTATTTATACCTGCATAAATTTGTTGACCTTTTGTTGTATCTGCTTGATCATAAACATAATCTTCAACAGAACATGGTAGAGATTTAACTGTACCATCAAACATAAAAAAACCATTATTAGACATCCAAAAGGCAACACCATCTATTTCAATAGCTGCATTTTTACCAATCAAACCACAGTTTGTACCTACTTGTTCAAAACCAAATGTAAAAGGCGCACCAATAAACTTCATGGTATACAATGCATTATCAGTCCAAACTAGAATTGTTTCTTTTGCTTTTAAAGCTCCAATAATTTTTGTACCATCTTGTAATCTTTGTGATCCAGCACTGTTAATAGCTGTTGGAGTATAATCATTAATATCTTCTTGATCAGAAAATCTTATAAACATATCATCTTGTGTTGATGTATCTCCAATAACAGTTTCTGTTCCTAAATGAATTAAGTGACGTGTTGTAGGTGAAACTAAAGTCACCCTCGTTGCTGTTGGATTAGCTGATGTAGAAAAACCTGAAGTTGATGTAGATGCTCTTGTTGTTAATCTTGAAGCGTCCCCCGCATTCCAAGTAAAAGTTTTTCCATTTGCAATTGTTGCAACTAATACTTGACCAAAGTTACTTAGACTCCAGAGGCCTGGTTCCAGACTCACATCAGATGCTGAAGCGGCTTCTCCCCATGCTCCACTGCTCCAAGTATCAATACCCCAACCATAACCATATGATTGTTCTGCAGGACCAACAGTTTCATAAGGTTTAACATCAATGCTTCCACCTGTTGCAACCGTTGCTGTTGCATTACTTGATTGTGTGATTGTAAATACACTTGAACTTGTAACACTTGTTACTTGAAATAATTTATTTTCAAAATCAGAATCAACATAACCGGTACCTACTGGTAAAGTTACATTATCTAATAATACAATATCACCTGCAGTTAAACTATGGCTTGCTTTTGTAATAGAACAAACTGCTGAACCAGATGTTGTTGCGATTGTGCAAGAAGATAAAGTAGCCTTTAAAGGTGTAATATCATAAAGTTGACCTTCAAAGTATATAAGTAAAAATTTATCAGTGCCGATTGCAATATATCTATTTCCATCTAAGTCTACGAATGCAAATTGACGTCTTGCAACTCCGACAATAGTATCAGTTACTAATGATGACCAACCACCTACTTTTTCAGGTAAATTATATCTGAAACGAACGTTGTCACAATCTACCCATCTATTTTCTGCACCAGATGAAGTGTCTTGTTTATCAATTCCTGGTAAGACTTTAAAATCAATTAGAGCCATGTCTCAGCTCCTATATGTTATCTTTGTAGACCCAGCCTCTTGTTGCATTAACATAAACTAAAGTAAATGCCGCTGTGTTTGTAGATACTACTAAATCAGAAGCAGAGCCTAAAATATTAGAACTATTTCTACCGATTGTTAAATTATTAGATGCAAGGTTATTACCTGAATCTATGAAATGTACTTCATCACCTATAGATGGAGATACGGGTAAATTAATTGTAACTGGTCCACCAATACCACCTCCTGATGTATCAACCAAAACTTGATCACCATTTACAGTTGTGTATGTTGCTCCCGGTGTGATGTATCCTTTGGTTTGTAATTTACCTGTAATATTAGTTCCATCAGAATATAAAACTGTAGTTGATCCAACCGGTAAAGCAAGACCTGTTCCTGAAACTGTTTTAACAGTTAGTGTATATAAAGAAGAAGATCTGTCCGTTGCATCTTCAACTATAAAAACTCTTTCAGCAGAATCTGGCATAGTCACCGTTCTGTTTGCAGTTAGTGTACCAGTTAATTTATAGTATAAATTTTTACCATTTGATGTTGCATAGTTTGCAAGTGATAATGCTACATCAGCTGATCCTACCGCTAAAGATAAATATCCTGATGCTGCTTGTTCTAAAATTTGTAAGTTTGTATTAGTAATAGTTCCCCATGTACCTGATTTTTCACCGGTAGTAATGAGTTCTAATTTTAAATCGTTTGACGTACTTGATGCCATTTATTCTCCTATGGGTTATCTGGATCTATTGGAATCCAAACACCAGTTGCTCCTGGAATTATTGGGTTCCATGATATCACATCTATGGTGTTAGTTGCAAGGTTTATTTGATTACCGGTTACTGGTACTACTTTAACAATACTAACTGTCGTATTACCTATACTAAAGTTTAGTTGATTCCCTGTTAATAATATAGTCGAATCTTGTACATATTGACTTGAAAAAGGTGCCGATGAAAATGCTTGTGCTCCAAATAACATTATGATCCTCTACTCGTTTGAATTGGTGTCCATACTTGACTTGCACCCGGTACAACTCCATCCCATTTCTTAACGTTTACCATAGTCGTTCCAATATCTAATTCACTGCCTAATGGTAAAACATTAGCATCTGCTGTAATTGTTACAGTACCTGTTGATAAATTTTGTCTGTTAGTTGTAACGGTGACAGTTGCATTAGCTTTGGTTGTAACATTACCAATTGTTAAATCAACCCTGTTTCCTGTAACCGAAACATTTGCTTCTCCAGTGATTGTAACCGTACCACTATCTACATCAACTCTTGTACCATTTGGAAGTACAGTTGCTTTACCAATGATGGTTGGGTCTCCTGAATCTGCGTTAATTTGTGAGCCAGTAACCGGATATCTA